CAGAGCGTAACCCAGAAGATAATGATCACGAGGTTAATAGCGGGTCCAATGATATTGCGGAAGAGCCAGAGATACTTGTTGATGAGAAAGTTGTTCCAGAAGAAGACATAGAATTAGTTGGAGAACCTACAGAATTAGGAAGACCTAGTAAATTAGACGAAACTACGATCAAAAGACTAAATACAGCCTTAAAAATAGGATTATCACAAAAAAAGTCAGCATTATTCTCAGGAATATCAGAAACTACATTTTATAGGTGGCAAAGACGCTATCACAAGATAGATGAGGCTTGTGGGGGAGATCCAGATAACATTAAAAACGCTGAAGATTTGGAGTTATGGGAGTTTTGGCAGTCCTTAAAAAAAGCAAAAGTTGAGGGTGAGATAAATCACTTAGGAGTTATAACAAAAGCAGCAGAAAATGGCGTTTGGCAGGCTTCTGCTTGGTTTATGGAACGATCTAATCCAGAAGAATGGGGTAAAAGAGAGAAAAATAAACTGGAAGATGGAAAAGACGAAGAAGTCATAAAAGTAGAAATAAGATACAGTTCTTAATACATAATTTTAAAATTCACTATAATTACAGTATTCATACTAAATAACCTTTTAGTTTGTTTAACACTGAAAAGTTGATCTGAATCGAGGACCTAGAAAGCCCAGACAGATCAATTAAAGAATTAACCGTGTTGCCAAGACAATGCGGTTTTTTCTTTTTGTGGGACAAAAGCAAAAGCTCCATTGCTGGAGCTTCCACTTAGTATTGACAAACAAAAGGAGCCGTCCTTTGATCTAGAAAGACCGAAGTAGGACTCTTTGTGTATATAAAAAGATTAGCAGTTATTGATTTTAATGCAAACTTCTTGTAAGATGTTAAGTAATGGAAAGATACACTTTTATATTCGATGGTAAGGAAAAGATCAGAGTACCAGGTAAAGGCTTAAAAGAAGCACTTAGAGAATATAAACAGCAAAACCCAAAACAACTTGTTGCTACTGTTGAGTGGGTCAACAAAAATGGATCTGAACAAAAACAAGTTATTCAACTAAGACAACTTAACATCGGTATTGATAGACATGGAAACATAATTAGATAGTGTTATTTTATCATGACGATTGCTTAGAACTAATAAAAACTTTTCCAGACGACCATGTAGATCATGTACTAACAAGTCCGCCATATAATATTGGTAGATCTAAAAATACAAAATCTTTACAAAAAGCAAAATACAGTGGTTTTGAAGATAAAAATAAAAATTACTTTGAATGGTCAGTACAAGTTATAGATGAACTCAGAAGAGTTACAAAAGGAAATGTTTTTTATAACATACAAGCTAACTACTACAACAAAAAAGATGTTTATAAATTAATGGGACACTATCACAAAGATCTAATTCAAAGTTTTATATGGATTAAAGGACACACTGCACCTGCTTCTGAACCTTATGCAATTAGTAACTTCTATGAATACATTTGGGCGTTTTCTAAAAATTCAAGGATTAAAGGAAATGAAAAATATAACAAAAACATAATACAAACTGATTTAGGTGGTCGTCACAAAGGTTTCCATGCAGTTATGCACGATGATGTTGCAGATTTTTTTATTCAGAACTTTACAAAAGAAGGTGAAGTGATACTAGATCCATTTCTAGGATCAGGCACAACAGGTGTTAGCTGCTTGAAAAACAACAGAGATTTTATTGGGATTGAATTAGTAGAAGAATATTATTTCAAAGCACAACAAAGAATAGAGGATAGTTTTTTTAAATGAAGTTAGGTAGTATGTTTTCAGGTATAGGCGGTATTGAGCTGGGTTTGATGAGATCTGGTTTAGTGTCTAAAGTTGCTTGGCAAATTGATACAGATGAATACTGTACAGATGTCTTAAAAAAGCAATTTCCAGACTCGCTAGTTATGAATAAAAAAGTAGAAGATATAAACACTAAATATTTGCCAGAGGTAGATATTATTAGTGCAGGGTTTCCATGTCAGCCAGTTAGCGTTGCTGGAAACCAGAAAGGAATAAAAGATGAAAGATGGCTATGGGATGAAGTTGAAAGATTTATTAATGAGATACGACCACCAATCTTCGTCTTGGAAAATGTCCCAAACATCCTCAGAGCAAGCAACGGAGAAGCCATTAACCGTGTCATCAAAGGTGTGGCCGAAATGCGGTATTATAGATTCGAGTGGCAACTTATATCAGCAAAATTCATTGGAGCAAGGCACAAAAGACAAAGATGGGTGGGAGTTGGAATCGTGGGAGACCCCAAACACTATGGATCACTTAGAACCGAGATCAGGCGAAGCTTTGGAGAATGTGCTGTATCGTGGAGATCCAGAGAGGAAGAGCAAAAGAAAAGGTACTGGCAACTTGAGAGAGAATCCGAAGCTTTGGTTAACACCGACAACAATGGACAAAAAGGACGACTCATTGAAACACGCAACGAAATTAATGCAGGGAAAAACGAGGAGATCAACAGGTCACAGAGTGCAGAGGACATTGTCGGATCAAGTGTGGATGGACATGATAGAGAAAGATCCAACGCTAATGGAATTTTACCAAGATCACGAAATGATAGTGAGACCTCTTCTGCCAGAACAACAGGAATGGGTGGAATATCTGAGAAGTCAGACAACAGCGACAGAGATGCACAAATTAACAGGAATAAAGAAAACGACAGTGGATCACTGGTTCAGGAGGGACGACAAGGGCTTCAGCTATCCGAGTCTAGAAGATTGGAAGATGATGAAACCTCACTTAAAGGAAGTGAAGTTCGACAAAGAAATGACAACAGTGGAAGTGACAGAATGGACAGGGGACAAAGAAATGTGGCCGACACCATCGACACAGGACAACGAACATCTGAATCTGGAGCTGAACGAGAAGGGACGCAGAATAGCCAAGAACGGTGGGGAAGATCGATCCCTGAACCTAGCGGACAAAGTACAAATAAGGGAAACTTTTTCGACACCGAGAGCAAGTCAAGCAACGAAGCCAGTAAACAAGAAAGCTCCATCTGTAGCGAGTGGATCTCACGGATCTACTTTAGAAATGGATGTTGGGGAACGGAATCCAGAGTTAATTGGTCAGAGACTCAATCCCCAATGGGTGAACAGACTTATGGGCTTCCCAGATGGGTGGCTGGATTAGGGATGGCTAATAGCTGGGGTGTTGACGATTCTTGGGAAAATGGGCTATCTAGAGTAAGAATTAGACAAGAAAATGATGTAGATCGATTAAAAGCACTTGGTAATGCAGTTGTACCACAGTTTATGGAACTGGTAGGAAGACTCGTAATTAAGTCAATTATTGAAGATAATTTGGTTTTTAATAGTGAAATTGTTGAAAAAAAATGAAAAAAATTACGAAAATCCAAGTAAAAAAATGTTCAAAATAGCGATACTTGTCGGCAAGAATTTTATAAAAAGCTTAGTTTTATTGACTTTTAGTTTTTTTATGTCACATGTGACATTTGTGACTGTCACGCCCTAGAGTAGAGTAGAGTAGAGAAGAGTAGATAAGAATAGAGTAGAGTAGACTAGAGTAGAGAATTTAAAGGAGAAATATGGATAAATATCTAGTAACAAGAGAATTAACAGAAGATTATATAATACCTGCAAGTAACGAAAAAGAAGCTTTAAAAATATTTAATTTAATAACAAGCCATAAAGATGGATCTATTAGTGATTTAATTTTGCAACATGACATTGATTTGCACACAGATATATTAAAATACAAACCAGTAGTAGAGGATAAAGATGAGTGAACTTAAAGAATACTTAATACAATTTGTAGTTGATGCGACTGATGAAGATGACGCATTTGACAAATTCCAAGATATGATGATGGGTACTACAGATTACATACCACCAAATGTAACACCAGTTCGTAATGAAAGTTATGAAGCTTATACAGGAATAAAACCAGAAGGGACAGAATAGTGAGCGACTTTAATTTCCCACCAGGGACTAAAAGAGCAGATGCTATTGACGAATTAATAACCGATGGTGATCTTAAAGAAATTGTTTTAAAGCAATTTAACTATATGAGGATCAAAGGTATTAATTTAGTTCAAGACGCAGACGATCTTGTGAATTTATATTTAAAGATTTGCAAAGCTTTTGATGAAGAGTAAAATACTCTTGTAGTCATTCTACGGATAGAAAATTTTTCTTTGAAGAGTTTTCGTGTCATAGTTAGAATACTTTTCAAAAGAAAAAGGAATCGATACGGACAGATCGGTTCCTTTTTTAATTACCTTAAATTGCAGATCAATAGTCTACTATGTTTATGTCGGCTACTAAACCGACTTCCTCCCATCATCGGCTGAATCGCAAGGTTCAGCCTATTCTTTTATAATATAGGCAGCAAGTAAATCAAGGCAACCAAAAAGTAAAGTTATTCCTGCTGTTATTGAAGCTCCTTCATATATAGCAAATCCAAATTCTATAAAGTGAGCTAGCCCCCCAATGCCTAATGAGTAAGAAACATATTTTCTAAGTTTGGGTATTATTTCTTTTTTTCTCAAGTGCCAAATCTTTTCTGATCTTCTTTGCTAAAGCTCTTCTTTGTTTCCTGTTTAGTGTTTTTGCAAATTCCTTTTTTACTGTATAGATTTTTTCCATAAATTTATTTTAGGTGTCATATTGCTACTTTTAAGTTTTGTTTTATGTTATTGTATATACACAATGATTAGACATATTCAACACAATGAGTTCACGGAGGCAGTCTTAAGAGATCTAACAACAATAGTTAAGTTTGAGGCAGATTGGTGTGGTCCATGCAAAGCGATTACGCCATCAATAGAAGAACTTTCAAACGAATGGTCTGAAAAGAAAGTTGAGTTCGTTGCGTTAGATGTAGATAATGCACCTGACATAGCAACACTTTATAATGTTATTTCGGTTCCTACTTTTATTGCTTTTAGAAATGGTCAACCAGTTTCTGAAGTAAGATCTATGGTTAATGAACCTAACATTAGAAGAACTTTCGAAAAACACATTAAGTGAAAGAAAAGCCCTGAAAAAAAAATCAGGGTTTTTTTTTATTTTATACCTCATATAACTTTGACTTCACTAAAGTTGGAATTACCAATTCACGCAAGTGGACTTATAAAAACAATGGAAAGTCCATTGTGTGAAAAGGAAAGGATGACATAATGGCATCTGAAATAAAAAATCCGAGATATAACATCGGAGATTCGGTATACAAATTACCGAAAAGTGAGACGAAGAAAGGTTCACAAACCCTTCTTCAAAAAAACTCACACTGGATCAAGCTCATGGCTGATAAGCTAGGAGAGTGGACCATACTTGAAATATCCTCTGTAAAGGATACAAGCAAGTATAAAAGTAGAGTAGAAACTCTAAACAAGAGACATAGAAATGACAATATGTCGTTTCAGTCAAGGCAACTTGATAACCTCTTGTACTTCTTTGGCAAGATCGAAGAAGCAAAAGCCGATGATGAGGATCTTTTTTGAAGGACACTCATAAGGAGAGAAAGAACTTGGGAAATCCCAAGTTTTTTCTTTTTTGTCACATGTAAATTTTATAATAGTAAAATAACATTATGAAAGATATTGACAAAGATATTGACATAGAAGCACGAAAGTTGGTGTTAAATTTAGATCACTTAATGGCACAAGTTGATTACAAATATAACAGGCACCAGCCTTGTCTTGTTTGTAATGAGAAATATAAACACCATGAAGATGGATTACCTTGTATTTCTGACGATAAAAAGAAAAGTATAGTAAAATTTAATTATGGGAGAAGAGATGGAACTAGCTAAAATTCAACACATTAGTTTAGATTTAAGAGAAGATCTTGAATATGAAGAGTGGGTTGAAATAGGTGAAGCCCTTACTAATCAAGCAAAGCATATTATGTGGTGGCTTGGTGATTGGTGGAACTATGGAGATCGCAAATATGGTGAATTAGCCTCTCAAGCCTTAGATTTTGGAATACCTTATTCAACTTTTAGTAATGCTGCTTATGTTTCTAATAAAATACCTTTAGAAAGAAGAGTTCCAGAACTTTCTTGGACACATCATTTTGAAGTAGCTTATTTGGAAGATGACAAAAGTATAGATAAATTTTTATTAGATGCTGTAAAAAATGAATACTCTGTTAGAGAGTTAAGATCTAATGTTAAAAAATTTAAAATACAAGCTTTAAATGAAGAAAACGAAGATTTTAATATAGTTGAAAAAGCTGGTGTTAATTTAAAAACTTCTAATGTTTGGGCTTTTGGTAAGCCAGACAGCTCCTATGGTTTGGATGTTCCATTTAAAACACCGCCTCAAATGATTGCTAACTTGCTTTATTGGTTTACAGATGGTGGTGAAAAAACAATTTTAGATCTTACTGATAAATACCAAGTAACTTATGATCTTGGAACAAAACTTGGATACAGTGTATCAAGTTACGATCTAAATCCATCAAGAGGAACAAAAAAAGTTATGCCAGCAGATTTTTCTGTAAGCGAACTTCCCAAAGAAATTAAAGAAGCGGATATTGTTATTTTAAATATGTTGGACTTTGTTGACGATCCAGACGATCTAGATCCGCCTGCTTTCCAAAGACAAATGATTATAGACTTAGGTGTAACAATGAAAAAAGGATCTAAATTATTTTTAATTAGTAAAGATTTTGAAGATATGAAATTAGAAAATTTATTTTCATTAATTTATGATGAAGAAGATTTTGCACTTAATGAATTTATATCAATTTCCAATAAACATCACTACACAAGAGATGATGAAGCTTTAGCAATAAAAGAAAAAATATTGTTAGATAAGCTCGCATATATATTAGTCCTCGAAAACCAAGCAGAATAGCTCTTTTTTTTGCTACAATAAATTGATGGCAAAAATAATAGAAACAAAATTTCCTGATCTTCATGAAGCACAACTAAAAGTTGCACAATCTGATGCTAGGTGGAAGATATTATGTGCTGGTAGGCGATTTGGTAAAACACGATTAGGTGTACAAATGTGTTTAGAAACTGCTTTAGCTGGTAAAAGAGCTTGGTGGGTAGCACCGACTTATACAATAGCAAGAGTTGGTTGGCGTGATATTCAAGAAGCAGCAAGATCTTTCCCACCTGAGTATGAACCAACAATATCTCTTGTGAATATGGAAGTTACATTTCCCTGGTGTGGCGGATCAATAGCAGTTAGATCAGCAGATAGCCCACATAGATTAAGGGGTGAGGGTCTTGATTTTTTAGTTATGGATGAAGCTGCTTTTACTAAACCTGATGTTTGGCATCAAGTATTAAGACCGACACTTACTGAAAGAAAAGGTGGAGCTTTGTTTATATCAACACCTATGGGCATGAATAATTGGTTTTATGAATTGTGGGAATTTGCAGACGACAAAGAAGATTGGGAAAAATTCCAATTTGCTACATACGATAACCCAGCTATTGATAAAGACGAGGTACAACAAGCAAAAGGTGAAGTTGGATCTATTGTTTTTGCGCAAGAATATTTGGCAGAATTTGTAGAAGCTGGTCAAGGTATGTTACAGCCAGACTGGTTAAGGTATTTTAAAGAAAAAGGTGGTGTATTTTTTGCACAAGGTGAAAATGTTAGTTTGCGTGATTGTTCTAGATTTTGCACTGTAGACCTTGCTACCTCAATTCAAGAAGGAGCTGACTATACTGTTATAGCAAGTTTTGCAATAACACCTAAGGGTAAGGTTTTGGTGCTAGATGTAGTTCGTGAACGCATGGAAGCTCCTGACATTATCCCTAGAATAAGACAAAAAATGGCTCAATATGATTTACAATGGGTTGGTATGGAAAGAGCTGGATTTCAGCTTGCTCTTATACAATTTGCTAAAAGAGATGGTTTACCAGTGAAAGAACTTAAAGCTGATAAAGATAAAGTTTCTAGAGCTATGCCACTCGCTGCTCGTATGGAAGCAGGAGATATATTCTTAAGGCAAGGCGCACCTTGGCTAGTAGAAGTTGAAAGGGAACTTATGAGTTTTCCTGTTGGTCAACATGACGACATAGTAGACGCACTAGGTTATGGAGTATTAAGCGCACAAGCTAAAAGAGAATGGATGGCTTACTAAATGGCAGAAAAAAAATCTAGATTTCGTAGGGCTGTAGATTATTTAAATCAACCTACAACAAGACAGCAACAAAAAATCAGTAGATATAATCAAAGTACATCTTTAGATCGTGCTGTTTATGGTTACAATACTGAATCAGGGTATTTCCCATCTTCTATGTTAGACGATGTTGGAGATGGATCTAATAACTCAGCTGTAGTCGCTTGTTTAAATGTTTTAGCTACTTCTTTTGCTGAGCCAAAAATTAAAGTTTGTTTCGAATCAATGGATGGCGATGAAGAAATTTCAAAAAATCACCCAGTTTCAAAACTACTAGATAGACCTAACCCATTTACTTCAGGAAACCTTTTAGCTCACTATATAGTTACAGCTTTATCTGCACATGGCGATGCTTTTTTGTATAAAAACCGAAATTCAGATGGAAATGTGGTAGAGCTAGTTCCTTTAATGCCAGATATGGTAGAACCAAAAGGAAACGAAAATCAATTAATTACAGAATTTAAATACAGTCCCTATGGCGGACTTGGGTCTAACAGTATAACACTAAAGGTCGAAGATGTAGTGCATATCCGACAAGGAATAGATCCTAATAACCATAGGCGTGGTTTTGCTCCTCTAAAATCAGTACTAAGAGAAATCTTAGGTGATGAGGCAGCAGGACAGTATGCAGCAGCACTATTACATAACATGGCTGTACCAGGTGTTATCCTCTCGCCAAAAGATGATCAAATGGGCGGTCCTTCTAAAGAGGAAGCTGAAGCTATCTCTGCTATGTATAAGCAGAAGTTTGGCGGTAAAAATCGTGGTGCTCCTATGATCTTGTCTGGAGCCATGAATGTTGAAGTAGTGTCTTTTTCACCTGATCAAATGAATCTTAGTGAATTAAGAAAAATTCCTGAAGAAAGAGTATCAGCAGTTTTAGGTGTTCCAGCAATACTGGCTGGTCTAGGAGCTGGTCTTGACGCTGCTACTTATAACAACACTAGAGAGTTAAGAGAATTTTTTACAGAACAAAAACTAGTTCCTTTATGGAAAGCAGTTGCTTCAGAATTAACACATCAGTTACTAAGAGTTGATTATGACGATGATGAAAATTATGTTAAATATAATTTAGAAGATGTAAGAGCATTATCAACAGACAAAGATGATATATATAAAAGAATGAACACAGCAGTTGCAGGCGGTTGGATCACAATCGGTGAAGCTAGAAAACAAGCAGGTTTAAAAACAGATGAAACACACGATATTTACTTAAGACCATTAAATATGGTTGAACGCCCAGTCGATGGTACCAGCGCACCAGAAACAGAAGAAACAAATGAAGAAGTTGAAGATTTGAAAAAAATGATTTCAGATCTACAAATAAAAGTATTGACATCGACTTCTTTGGCAGCAGACGCAATAAGGTCAAACTTAGTTAAGCCAACCCCAACAGAATTAAACGAAGAAAAATATGTTGCAGAAATGCCAAATGGTTCTTGGTGCATACTTGATCATGAAACTAACGATGTTATTAAATGTTATGAAACAGAAGAAGCTGCTAGAAATGCTTTATCTAATATGAAAAAATCAATAGATGAAGATATAGAAGAAAAACTTAGCGCAAAAGTAACTAAAGCATTAAAGAAAAAAGTTGATGATCATAACTCAAGTGATCCTAAATATAGAGCAACACTAAGGATGTTATCTGCTGTATTTAGGAGAGGTGTTGGAGCTTACAACACAAACCCAGGATCAGTAAGACCAAGTGTTACTTCTAGTGATCAATGGGCATTTGCAAGAGTCAACGCTTTTCTAAAAGGCTTAAAAGGTAAATTCCCAAGTAAACCATTTGATAGAGATTTGTTACCTAGTGGTCATCCTTTAAGTAGTAAAAAATCTTTAGAAGATGAGTTAGAAGAAAAGAAAACTAATTTTCCTAAATCAGGTGACGATATGGAAATAAGTATCACTAATTCTAATTTTAAACAATTTCCTGATTACAACTATGTAAAAGATCTGAAAGAAAACTGGCCTGAAATATGGAGAAGAGCTGGTACAGGTGGTAATCCACCAACTTCTTTTACTGGTAACGATGCTTTTAATAGGTGGACTAAATATAGATCTGGTGATAGATCTGAGTCTGTTTTAAATTGGGTCAAAAGAAGAGAAAGTTTTATGAGTCGTCATAAAGGTGACAATAGATTAAATGGTGCAATAGCTGTTATGAAATGGGGCGGTGTAGCAAACATTGGAGTATCTAAAATGAAAAAACTTGTAAATGAATATAAAAAAACTATTAGAGAAAGAAGAAAAATCTCTGAAGCTATACTTTTAGATACTGAAAGAGTTTCAGTAGAAGAAGCAATAGGTTTAAAGGATGCAATAAAAGAGGCATTAAAAAATCAAAATACTATTGATGAGTTAAAAGTTTCATTAGAAGAAGCACATTCACAAATGAATGAGCACGATCCTGTAGCAGAAACGCCACAAGTAGAGGTTTTACTCAAATCTAACGAAGAAGAGTAAATTACACTCTAAAATAATGTTTGTCAGGGACATAATCAATACCCCTATCCTGTAACTTCTGAATTAATTGTATCTTTTGTGGTTCGTCTAAGTGTATTAACCAATCATTAATTATAGAGTCACGGATAGGTTCTGATCCAGCTTTGCTTAAATTGTCCATAAACGCTTTAAACTCTTTGGATGTCTTTTCTATCCCATTAGTTCTTTTTTCAACCATTTTAATAAATAATCTCTTTCTTCAGCTCCACCGCTAAATTTTTTAGCAGGAAAAGTTTCCGATATAACTAGTTTATTCTTTTCTATTTTTACTGGATAAGATTTACTAAAAATTTCTACTGTACCTGTTTTGTCAGAGTAAACCTCAAGAGGAAAACTCCCAGATCCAATATGCAAAGTCGAAATTATCAATACTTCTTTTTCCATGAAAATAGTATACCACAGATATGCAAAAATGTTTTTATTATTGGCAACGATAAATACGCTAAGTTTTAAAAAAGTCAGTTACTATTAGCGAGGTATTCAGAATGGATCTGAGTACCGAAAGCGCACCGAATTGAATATTAATATACGAGGAGTAGGTTGCGCTATATGTCTGAAGAAAAAGAAGTCAAAGAAATCGAGTTTGAACTCAAAGGCGATGGGAAAACTAAAGGTCAAGTTGAAGCAGTATTTTCAGTTTTCAACGATATTGACAGCGATGGTGATGTTGTATTACCAAAAGCAATAAAATCAGGTTTTAAATCAGGATCAGTTCCAATGGTTTGGTCTCATAAATGGGATATGCCGATTGGTAAAGGATCTATTAAACAAGATAAATCAAAAGCTACATTTGTAGGTGAGTTCTTTATGGACACTGAGTCTGGTAAAGAAGCATATAACTTAGTTAAGAATATGGGAGATCTACAACAATGGTCTTTTGGTTTTAAAGTTAATGACTCAGAATATGGCAAATTTAAAAAAGATGGCAGTGATGATGATCTAGATGTCAGGTATTTAAAAGACTTATCAGTATATGAAGTTAGCCCAGTACTTGTTGGTGCTAATCAAGATACTTTTACAATGGCAATTAAAAGCGATAAAGAAACAGAAGCAAAAATTGTAGAATCTATAACTGTCTCTCATGGTGAAGAAAAAGGCGTGCTTACAAGTGATTCTTTCCAAAAAGAAGAGCCAGTAGACGATCACGATACAGAGTTTGAAGAAGAAAAAGCTGCGCCTAAAGATGACAGATTTGAATCACCTGCGCAAGCAGAAGAAAGAGCTAAACAACTAGGTTGTCAAGGTTTTCACATGCACGAATCAAATGGTGAAAAATACTATATGCCATGTTTAACGCATGAAGATTATGAATCAAGAATGAAAAAATACGATAGTTCAATAGAGTACTTAAACACTATTGCTAATGGTATGAAAGAAGTTTTAAAATCTATTCCTACTGATGATGTATCTATAGAAGCATTAAAAGAAATCACAGAAAAGATTACAGATCTTACAAGTGTAAAGGATAGTGAAGTTTCAGAAAAGCCAGCCAGCGTGCAAGGCAAACGCTTTTCTGATGAGGTAAAAGATGTGCTTGCAGCATTAAATAACCTCGTTGCCAGAGTTCAATCTATAGGAGAACTCAGGAAAAAGAATGGAAGGAAGTTGGGAGCGTCAGCAACAGAAGCTCTCAGAGCAGTTCAAGAAAGTGTCTCAGATGCTTTTGATGAACTAGATAAATTCGTAGATGAATTTGGATCGGAGGGTACATTGGAAACAGATGTGCAAGTAGTAGAAGAAGCAGTAGAAGAAGTAGTAGAAGCAGAAGCTGAAGCAGAAGAAACTTTAGAAACAGAAGTTGAAGAAGCAGTTGCAGAAAACCCTGTTGAGGAAACTCAAGGTAGTACCGTTGAAGCAACTACAGAATCAGAAGAAGTAGAAGAAGTAGAAGATGATCAAGCTTTAGCTGAAACCACTGAAGAAGAAGCTTCAGAAATTACAGAAACAGAAGTTGATAGTGAGTTGGATAGTCTTTGGCTGGAAAGTCAACAGACTTTAACTGAAGCTATTTTAACCGACATAGAAATACAAGAAGAAAACGAGAATATTTAGGAGAAACGAATGGAAGTAAATAAAGTTCGTAAGCAAATAGTTGAAAAGTCCGAAGAACTCAAAGGTCTGTTTTCAGACATTGAGAATCAAGAAGGACCATCTACTCCAGAGCAAAAGAATGCTGTCATTGAAAGAAATGAAGAGCTTTCTTCTTTAAGAGATGATCTTAAAGTAGCTGAAGCAAAGTCTAAGTTAGACGCTTCAGGCGGAGCAGTTGCAAGTATCCCTACCCCATCAGAAGAAGCAAAGCCTTCATCTTTTGGTGCAGAAGTACTAAAATCAGCAGCTTATAAAGCTTACACAGAGAATGGTGCCAAGAACATTCAAAGCACTATTCCTTTTGAAATGAAGACAAACTTAACTACAACAGGATATCCACCAGAGAGCTTAAGAACTCCTGGTATCTTAGAGACAGCTTTAAGAGATCCTAATGCAGTTATCAATTTGTTTGATCAGATTCAAACTGATCAAAACGCTTTCGTGTATCTTGAGGAAACTACTTTCACTAACAACGCAGCTGAAGCCGCAGAGGCAGCAGCAGTTGGTGAAGCAGCTCTCGCTTTCACCGAAAGAACAGCTACAATCTCTAAACTTGGTGTAAACATACCAGTTACAGATGAATTAATGGCTGATGTTTCAGGTCTTGAAGGATATTTGAACTCAAGACTACAAACAATGATAAGATTAAGACTAGATAGTCAATTGATCTCAGGTAATGGTACATCACCTAACCTTGAAGGTATTTTAGACGCTGGTAAGTCAAGTGTTGGATCTAGCGATTACAACTCTTACAGTGGAAACTTAGGAAGAATTGGAGCACTTTACAGTGCTATCACTGATATCCGAGTTAACGCTTTCACAGAGCCAGATGCAATTGTTATGCACCCAAATGATTGGGCGCAAATTGTTACACTAGTCGATGAAGACTTCGCTGGTACATCATCAGCAGGTTATGCAGCTAAACAACCTGTATTCACCCAAGCTGGTGGATATGGTGGCGGAGTTGCAAATCAACTTTGGGGATTAAATGTTGTACCTACAACAGCTTGTCCTGCAAATACAATCATTGTTGGTAAATTCGGTGGTGGTGAAGCAGCACATATTGTCATGAGACAAGGAATGGACATCGCAGTTAGTGATAGTCACGGTGAGAACTTTACAAAGAACATCATGGTGATCAGAGCTACTATGAGAGTCGGTTTCCCTGTTTACAGGCAAGCAGCTTTCCATAAGGTCACAAACACATAATTGTGAATTTTGTAGTGGGGGTGTTAAAACCCCCATTACATTTTTTTTAAGATGGGAATAAACCAAAAACAAGAAAAAAATAAGTTAGGATAGTACATTATGGCAGAAGAAAAATTTATAAAACCAGAAAAGTCTATTTGGAAACTACAAGACGGAACCATTTGGGAAGGTCCTGCATCTGAGTTACCAAGAGCTAATGCTGATTTGATTGCAAAAGCAGGCTGGGAATATCCAGAATCCTTTTTGAAAGAACAGGGTTGGGGTAAGAAAGCTCCTGCAAAAAAAGCAGCACCAAAGAAAAAAGTAGAAACCAAAGCAGTAAAACCATCTGAAAATAAATAAGGAGTTCTAATGGCTCTTTGTTCTTATTCAGATGTCGAAGCTATTGTTGGTATCGATTTTAGTTCTACAGTTCAAACATCAATAACAAATAATTTCATACCTTATTCAGATAAGATAATTAAAACTTATATTGGTTATGAAATCGAACAAACTAATCACACAGAAACTATATTTGGCAATAATATGCGTGAATTGTCATTAAAACATTTACCAGTAAATTCAATTACATCAATTACTGAAGATGGCACTACATTAACAGAAGGCAATGAAGAAGATTTCGTAGTACATCCAAATGGAAGACTTGAAAGAGTACTAGGTCGATGGTCAGGATCTAAACCTAGAAATGTAGTCATAGTTTACAACGCAGGTTATGGAACAATTCCTGAAGACATAAGGTTTACAAGTGCAAGAGTTTCTGCCAGAATGGTGTTATCAGCTTTAAATATGGGTAGCCAAGCTAAAGCAGGTGCGGTAGATACTCATTTAGCTGATTCAACAAATGGGGCAGACATGGCAGTAGTGCTGGAAGAAAGAATAGGCGACTTAACAGTTAAGTTTGCTGATCCTCTAGCTTATTTTGATGGCGATCTATTAAAGTCATCAGATAAAATGTTGTTATCACCTTATAAGAAACAGGTTCTGGTTTAATGGATTTGGTTACATACACTTACCTTATCGGTTTCTTAAATTACCACGGTCTAATATCCACTCATCTAAACGAATATGCGAGAAGTCGTGTTATTCAGGAAGAGATTTTTGCTAAGAAATTTAGTGAAATAATAGCAGGTGAGGAATGGAATATAAGGAAGAATCTCTAAATAATCTACTTAGACTACAAGAACTATGGTGGCAAGTTGATGCTAGCTGTAAAGATGAAGATCCAGATTTATTCTTTCCTAATCGTGGAGCTTCTACAAGAAAAGCAAAACAAATATGCTCAAGTTGTCCAGTACAAGAGTATTGTTTAGAGTATGCAATAGTCAACGCTGAAAAATTTGGTATTTGGGGTGGGCTATCTGAAAGAGAAAGAAGAAAATTAAGAAAAGAACGAGGACTTACAAGAAAGAGGAGCAGTGCCTAGTAGAAAAATACCATCAGTAGAACAAGCGTTCGAGCTTTTTAGTGAAGATCCTTGGCGACCATTATCTGAGTGGGCTGAAGAATGGGACTGTTCACACGAAAGAGTTAGACAATTAAGGGAACAAGCTGGTTTTGATCCAATTTCTAGTATTGATCGTGAAACTGCACAAACTGTAATAGATCGTGTTCGCAATGGTGAATATTCTTTAACTGTTAGAGAACTATATGAAGATCTCCCAATAGGTTTAGAAAAATTTTTAACATGGATGAAAGAAGATCCTGCTATTTATTTAGGTGTTTTAGAAGCTCAACAGTGGGTAGAAAAACAATCATGGAATCCAGATAAAAAACAATGCAAAAAATGTGGTGAAGTTTTGAAACCAACATCTTTTGGCAAAACACAAAAATATAAAGATGGTCTACAAAAAATTTGTAATCTATGTCTTAAAAATCCATCAGAAAAACTAGCAAGTATTAAAGAAAAACAAGAAAGAATCAAAGCTCTTAAGGATAAGTTAGATAACTGAACTGAGGAAATTATCTAGTAAAGTATAAAGTATGTCGTATGATTACCAAACATATTTAAAAGAAGATATTAGCGTTCAAACTATGTCAACTGCAAGTGTTGATGATCGTGGTTTATACGATTCAAACTGGAGTACTGCTTCTACTGTAAAAGGTAGATTAGTTTCTAGAGAATCAGCAGAAACAGATGGTGAAACAAATTTAGATGTAGGACAGTTTTATTTATATTTACCTGGTACTACAACTATAAAAACATCTGATAGGGTTGCTAAAGGTTCAGATTATTACGACATTGAGGGTATTGAAGAAATTAAAGATAGATTTGGTTCTACACCAATTAAAAGGTTAACGCTTAGAAAGAGTTTTTAATGGCACAAAGAAATAGATTTAGAACAATAATGTATTCATCTTCTGCTAGAACATTTGCAACTGGTGACTTAATTGCTTTAAATATTATGAAAAGTCCATTGCAAGCTTTTCGTTCCCCAGCATTAGGTGTTGCTAAACTTATGGGTGACCTTCAATCAATTAGACCAGGTGGACAAGGACTAAATATGCGTGTACAAAGAAGAGTCAGTGGTAGAGTCGCTGGTCGTCTTGGACATATTCTAATACCTCAAGGCATGGGTTTTGCTTCTCGTTTAATGAATAAATATTATGGTAAATATTTAACTAAAAGTTTAAATAATTTTTTTAACGAAAAAGTCCAATACAGCGTAAAGCTTGATGGTAGTAAAATGACCGAAACAACAGTAAAAAGTTTAAGTAAAAATTTAAGAAAAACAACAGGTGGACAATTAAAAAAAGCTTCTGGGGATTTAAAAAGCATGGGTGTAAATATTGAGCATTTTAATCCAGCAGCAGTATTAAGAAAAATACAGTTACAAATGCTTGGTTCTACAGGTTCTGGTGGTGCAGCGCCAATACAATCAGGGCGTTTAGTTTCATCTATCAACTTGAGAGGATTTAAAAGATCATCAGAAGCTCTTATAGAAGGTTATTTAACTATAGGTGGATCTGGATCTTCACCAATAGGTGGACCAGCTGATGATGCACCTTATTGGTGGAAAACAGTTTATGGCGGTTGGTATGATTTCTCAGGTCCTGAAAGATTTATTCCAGCAAAAAATCCAAGTTGGTTTGGAAAATCAGTTTCATACGGTGTTAAACGATCACTTCCTAAAGGTTCAAGTTACGAAGTTGATAATGGAGCAAAAGTTACACAGCAAAATACTAGCGGTGATCTATTGTATCTTTTACATCAACCACCTCGTCCTACAGGACCAGATAGATGGGATGGCGAGTTAGGTATTAATAATACATATCCACCAAAGGATGACACATGAACATAAGCAGTGCTTCAAATTTACCACCTGATCCAGAGATAACAGCTAGAGCTTGGTGTCTTGAAAAAACAGCTATAACAGATATAGTAAGTACAAGAGTAGCCACAAGATTGCCTCAAAATCCGACATTACCATTTTTAGTTATAACAAATGGTGGTGGCAGTTTAATAAGTGATACTTCACAAGCAGCAATTAATGGTACTTCTATTATATTTAATTGTTATGCAGGTAGATGGGGCGGATCTGGAACTAAGGGTGAACCTGATTACACTACAGCTAGCAATTTGGCACAAGCAGTATATAAAGAATGTTTTATTGAATCTAATAATCAAGTAACAACAGCTTCTGGTGTAAAAGCTTTAATTTATGGCTTTACTATACAATCTACACCAACTAGGGTTGAAGAATCTGAACTACTAATAGCTAATTTTGAATTAGTTGCTTTTATGACATACAGGGCTAGCGCATAGTTCCTGAATAACACTAATTTGCAAAATAATCCTCTAATATTACCTCAGAGGTAATTTATGAAAGTAAAAATAAAAGTTAACCCAGCATATCCAGCTGACGCAGTCGGTGACGAATTGCTTGGGGTAACATTTACCAAAAATGAATGGACGGAAGTTAATGGGACTGACTGGAAAAGACTCAAAGAATCAACTGGTCGTATGTGGAACGGTGAGTACTCTATACCAATGCTTATCGAAGAAGGATCAGATGGTGAGATTAAACCAGTCATTCAGACTTCTATAGATGAAGACAATTCACCTGTAGATAGCGATGAGGAAGCTGACAACTCTTCTGAAGAATGGTATGGAACTGAAGAAGAATAGGCTGATCAAAAAGATTAGTTGTACAACTAATTAATAAGTTAGGAGAAATATATGCCATTAACATATAATACATCAGGTACAGTGTCAGATGTACTCATAGGAACAGGCGTTCTTTATGTAGCATCAAAAAATACTGCATTCCCTGGTGATTCAGGTGGAGGGGCTTGGGATGCCAACCCTTCTGGATGGGCAGATGTAGGTTTCTCAGAAGACGGCTGGACTCTAGAATATGATAAAACTTTCGAAGATATCATGGTTGCAGAAGAAATTGATCCAATTAAATCAGTTAAATCTGCTCAAGAGATCAGGCTTACTGGTACTCTTGCACAAGCAAGTTTATCTAATATTAAAGAAGCATTTGGCGGTGGTACCATCACAGAAGATGATACTACTAACTTTGCTAGTGGATACGATACATTAGTACCACCAGCTACAGATGGCTTCGTAGAGAAATCACTTTTGTTAGTGACTGAAGGACCAAGCGGTGTTATCAGACACTTACAAATTCCAAGAGCTATTAATGTTGGAGCTTTTACAATGGCAAATCAGAAAGCGCCTCAAAAGGTGCTTCTTGCTACTGAATTTAAGATCCTTATACCAGACGCAGCTTCTCGCTCAGTGGGAACTACAGATGGTAAAGAAAACATTTTTAGAATTGTTGAAAATACAAATGCAACAACTGAAGGAAGTGTAAACTAAATTAACTCATAACGATTGGAGGAATAATGAGTAAACGATTTAAAGATTTTGACGCTGCACAGGACGCAAAAAATCCTGAGCCGATCAAGATAAAAGTGAACGAAACCGAATATGAGTTTCCACCATTTTTGTCAGCGTCAGTTGTTTTAGAACAACTAACATGGATCGGTGAGGACGGTGCTGTTGCAGCTTCAAATCTTCCAAGATGGTTTGTAACTGTTTTCGGAAAAGAAAACTATACAAAAATTTCACAAGATGTCGATTTTCAAAAACTACAAGAAATATCACAATGGTTAATGGAACAATATGGACTAACCGATACAAACCAAGAACTAGCAGGTGGGGTTGAGGACGAGGGTGATACCCCAAAATAACTTTTAAGGTCACCGACATAGTTGATAGGTGGTCTTATGTAGAGTCCGACTTCAACAAAATATATTCAATCCTTGAGCCACTAGAACTTGAATGGCGCAAATTTTACAGATTACTTAGTACAATGCCTATAGAGAGTTCTTTGTTCTTCGCTCCATATTCCAATGAGTATGCAGAGCAACAGGATAATCAATCTGATGATCACAATTGGTACAAAGAAGAACTTGATAAAAAAATGGGTAGATCTCCTAAAGCGAGATCTGTTACAACCATAGACGAAATGATCCAAGATCAAGATCGACATGGTATAGGCAAGGAGAATATTTAAAAATGGCTTTCAAACCACTTCAAGGTGTAGTCAAGTTAATGATTGGGACTACAGTCGATGTAAAAGAATTAAAGCAAGATGTTGACAACAATGTAAAGGGTGCAGCCCAACAAATGAAAAAGCTGCATGGTGTTGCAGCTAGCGTAACAGGTGCTTCTTTAGTCGGTATCGGTGCAATCTCAGTTGGTTTATTTAAAGCAGCACAAACAGCAATAGCTTTTGAAGAAACATTTGCTGGTATCAAGAAAACTGTAGAAGCTTCAACAAATCAGTTTGATGATCTTAAGCAAAAAATTATAGAATTAAGTACAGTTATTCCAGTTAGCACAGACGAATTAAACAGAATAGGTGAGCTAGGTGGTCAATTAGGAATTGCTGTAGAAAACTTACCTGCATTTATACAAACTGTTTCTACACTCGCAACAACTACTAACCTTACTGTCGACAATGCTTCATTAGGTCTTGCTAGATTAGATGCTATTGCACAAACAGGTGGAGAAACATTTGAACAAATGTCTTCAGTCATTGTTGAATTAGGTAACAACTTTGCTGCAACTGAATCAGAAATTATGACTACAGTTCTTCGTATAGCTCAGGCTGCTGCACAAGTGGGTGCTACAACTGAAGACGCACTTGCTTTCGCCACTGCGTTACAAGCAATAGGTGTTCCAGCACAAGCTGGTGGTACAGCAGTAGCTCGTGTTTTCCAAGCTATCAATGAAGCAGTTATTACTGGTGGTGAAGAATTAGAAAAATTCAGTATGATTGCAGAAGCTTCAGGAAAGGTAACAGCTGATAGTTTTGCTGAAGCTTTTGGTGATGACGCAGCTATGGCAACAGTAGCTTTTATAGAAGGATTGAATAATCTTAATAAAGAGGGAGTTAACATTATTCAATTTTTAGATGATCTAGATCTAAAACAAAGAAGAACAATGTTAGCAATACTAGGTTTAGCAGAAGCTGAAGGTGTATTAGCAGACGCAGTTAAAACAGCAAGAGACGCTTATGAAGATAATAATGCTGCACTAGAAGAAGCTGTAAAAAGATATCAAACTACAGCTTCTCAAATTGAAATTACTAAAAATGTTTTTAGAGAATTAGGTATTCAAGTTGGTGATCAAGTTAAACCAGCTTTTAAAGGTTTCTTAGATATAGTCCAAGAAACAATTATAGGTTTAACTGAAAGTGAAAAAGCTATGGCAATAATGAAAGTCACAGCAGCTATTTTAACAGCGGCAATTATAACTGTTACAGCTGCAGTTGGTGGATTTACAACAGCTCTTACTTTTTTAAATGCTCACCCAATTTTTGCAACGATAAGTGCAGCTATTGTTTTGTTTACAGGTATAGCGGCAGCCGTTGCTAATGCTACAGGTGAATTTGAACAATTAATAAGAGGTTTGAATACATTTTCTCAAGACGGTGTAGTAACAGAAGAAACTATAAGAGCATTATTAGGAACAACACAAGAATTTGATGAAGTATTAAGTAGTTTTAGTGACGATAAAAGGTTTGATATAGAACAAAGTATTATTGCAGCAACTGTTGGAACTGAAGGAGAAAGAGCAAAAGCACTTGAAGATCTTGAAAAATTAGTAGATGCTGAAAAACAATTACTTGGTGATGGAGCAACACCATATTCACACGATTACAACCCACAAAACATGCAAAGACTTAAAGAGCTTAACGAACTAGAAAATATTATTACAGACATTAACAAAGCTTTAGCAGAAAAAGAAAAACGAGATAATCAAGAATTAAGAGATAACGCAAGGATAGCACTAGGAATTAAAGAATTAGCAGAGTATGGTACTGGCCTTAGAGAAATGCAAGAAACTCAAATAAAAGGATACATTGAAGGTGCAGATGCTATAGAAGCATATAACAAAGAACAAATGGAATTAAGAGATGAAATGCTTGGTCTTGAAACTCTTTTTGACAAAATAAACGATGCAGTTAAAGATAGTACAGATACTTTTGTTGCTAGTTTTCAAGCATTGCCTGATGCTGTAATTATGTCAGCTGATGAAATGGTAGAAAATTTTAGGACAAGATTTTTACTTGCACAAATATTTGAAGAACAGATTGCTGAATTAAAAAGGCGTGGTTTAGATGATGTAGCAATGATGTTTGCACAATTGGGTCCTGAATCCGCACCAAACTTAGCTAATTTACTTACTAGTCCTGAAGCTCTTGCTGAATTAGAAGCTGGTTTAGAAACACAGGGAATAACAGCTATAGAAGAATTAAAAGAAAATGCTGACAAGATAGCAGATGCTGTTGGTCCTTCTTTTGTAGAAAGAGGTAAAGAATCTGGTATTAATTACATGGATGGCTTAGTTTCTGGATTTAAATCAGGCGCACCAAAAGCTGAAGGTGAGTTAGAGAAAAAATTAGAAGGTATAGCTAATATAGCAGAAATAATATTTGATACTGGATCACCATCTAAGAGAATGAAGAAACTTGGTAACTTCATAATGCTTGGTTTTGTTAAAGGTATACAACAAGGTTATCCAACACTTCAAAGAGAATTTGAAGATAAAATGATTGATTTGGTAGATATGATTGAAACAAGTGTAAATCAAGCTGTTAGTGCTGTATCAGGAGCTTTTGGTGATCAGTTCGGTTTATTCTCAGGTGCTAATAGTTTAACTAAAGCTAATAGAGATTTAAACAAATTACTAGAAGAACAAAACAGACTACTTAAAGGTAATACAGCTCAACAATTAAAAGCTATAGCTGAAGCAGAAGATAAAGTAGAATTTTTAAAACTTGCTTATGCAGAAGGTACAGCTCCTTTATATGAATTACAAATTGCTGAAGAGGAATTAGCTAACGCTAGATCAGCTAATGCTAACAAGTTATTAGATATTGAAGCGCAAATAGAAAGCGCACAAATGAGAATTGGTCAATCTCAATTTGCGTTAGGGAAAGATGCTTTTGGATTACTACAAGCTGGTCCTGAAGCTGTAGAGCAATTTAAAACGCTTGCTAAAGTATTAGGAATTGATGAAGATCTTGTTACTAAAATTACAAGTAAAACCGATCTTTTAGCTCAAACATTAGGTGTTGATTTTGGAAATGCAATAGACACAATAGCTGAAGAATATTTTGACTTTAACTTAAAAGTAGAACAAGAAAAAATAACTTTAAATCTTGATACTGATTCTGCAACTATGACATTGACACAATGGTTAGAGTGGTATACAGGTCAAATAGCTGGTGCAAATCAACAAAAAATTGAACCTGGTATGTCTCTCACCGAAGGTGGACCACCAGTACATGCAGGTGGCGGAAGAATACCAATGTATGCTAAAGGTGGAACTCTTGGTGCTGGTTATGGAATTGTTGGGGAATATGGACCTGAACTTATCAGAGCAATCCCAGGTGGCGGTGTAGATATAACACCAATGGGTAACTTTGGATCTAGTAATATAACTGTACAAAATCTAAATGTAAATGTTACTGGTGTACCATCTGATCCTATGCAAGCCAGAAAAGCTGCAAAGGCAATTAGAAAAGAACTTTCAAAATTAGATAAAGAAGGTTTGATTGGTACAGGTATTAGAGGTCGATAATGTATGAAGAAATGGCAAAAAATATACAAAAAATTAATGAAGATCTTGGAGAAGATGAAATTTACGAATTGGAGTAAAAATGGATAAAAAATATAAAAAGCCTAAAAAGCGTAGTTATAGCAGAAGAAAGCCTAAAAGAGGCAAGTAAATGCTTAGTAATAAAGCAGATGAAAATATGGTTCCATGCCAAGACTACAAATGTAGTGATTATTTTTATCAGCTGAAGGATAATAAATATAGATATTGTCCTAGATGTAGAAGAAAGGATATGTGTTAATGGCTAACACTATAAAGATTGGAAGATTAACATTTACTTCACCAGCTAATTTAACTGAAGATAGATCTGGCTCTGAACACACTATAAGCATTGTCGGAAAACTTGCACCAGATACATTAAATGAAGCTAAATACATAAGAGATGAATTGTTAGCTTGTGCTAATGGTTATTATGTTGTTCCATTTATTTGGCAAGGTGATACATCAATGACTGGATATGTAAGAGTAATGGGTTCTTCTGTCAATACATCTAGAGTAATGATTGGTGGGTATGAGTATTCAATAACTTTACAGTATTTAGGAAATATGGGAGAAGTTGAATTTGAGAGTCAAATGTCTGGTGGTTTAATCACAAATGATCACAGTATTACTTCTACAACTAGTCAGTTTTACGCAGGACCAGTTGATTCTTACTCTCATGAGCATGGATCTACCCCTGGCACTTTTGCAAGAACAGGTGAAGATGGAATTATATATTTAAGATACGGATCTTCAATGAAAGATTACAATGCAAAATTTTTATGTGATCCTGCTGATTTTTATAAAAATGCTTGCGAAGTTTATACAGATGGCACAGACGATACAAGCAGACTAAGATGTGGTCTTCAATCATCAAATCAATCTGCTTCTTCAACAAAAATTCAAAATGGTTTAGTACAAATGACTTTTGATAACAATACTGCTCAATCTAGGTTTGTAATAAAAGCCTACGATGGAACAGGTTATTTATCTTCAACAACATTTGCAGTTTCAAGAGGTGCTAGTGCAGTTGAATGGCAGGGGTGGAGATCAATACAAATATTAAAAAATGATCCTGAAATATGCACTGTAAGACTAGGAAGTTATTATGAAGCTACAACAAAAGACAAGAGGCTGACTTTTGATGTATCTTTAAGAAGAGGTGCTAGGCATTTTTCAATAGTAGCAACTCAATATTCTTCAGCTCAATTTAATATTAGACCAACTACTACTACTGCATATACAGACAATACAAGTTATGGTATATCGTCTAGTAATGATTTAGATGGTAATAAAGTTGTATTAGGATCTCCACAAAACTTTGATGTTGACACAACTAACGGTGGTATAAACTCTACAGCTTCTACTGCAACTCTAAAAGCTTTTATAGGATATGAATACAATGGGAGTTCGGCCACTTCTGAAGATCAAGCTACAAAAGTAAGAGATCAGTATCTTGATAATATATTTGAGGTTGTCCGATTAGTTAAATCATGAGTGTTACAGAAAAATTAATGGCACCTGGGCAGTTCAGTTTGTCTTTAAATAAAACTACTACACCAAATACAGTAATCAATCAATTAGACGCATGGGGAAATATAGTTATAATCCCAGCTGATTTAAATGTTAACGAATTTTCAGATGCTACTTTATTAGGTGCTGCTAGTTATGTAGGCATACTTTATTCACTAGAAATAGGTGATGAAGAGAATGTTATGTTAAATGGACAAGGTTTAATTTCTTATTTAGGAACTGGCGATTCAACTGGTATGCCTATTGCTGAAACAGGCGGTCCAACAGGTGTTAGGTCTTACAGTAATGCAACATTAGAAAATGTATTAGATACAACAGGAACACCAAAAGGTTTACTTAGAGATGAATCTGGTAATCAAGGTCCTATTAGAAAAGGAACAATTACAGATACTGGTACAAACTACACAGGTTCTCACTATACAGAATCTGCTTTAAAAGCAATAAAGTATGTTTGTCAAGAAGTAGGTGCTGAATTTAAAATAAGTACAACAGGTTATTTAAGCGCTGGTCCTTCAGGAAGTATTTTTTCTGGTCATACATCTAATCCAACAACAATTATTGTTAGAAACCAAACTGGTGAAGATCCAAATATTACTGGTTTATCAACAACTAGTTTAGTTGCACAATATGATGCTTCTGAATTTGTAAGTAAAGTAGAACTTGTTGCTAGTAAATTTGGCTTTGAAGCTAATTATGGTGCAGCTAGTGCTTCTTCTAACCCTTATAAAGATTTATTTGGCAGTGCTTTAAAAAGAACTCAATATATTACAGATCCACAAACCCCAGCTACAAGTAAAAACACTAGAGCAACTGCTTATTTAAATGAATTAAATGAACTTAAAAAAACTTTAAATGTTTCTCTTACAGAATATGACATAGCAGGTGATTTTAATGTAGGTGATAAAATATTTATTTACGATCCTGATATAGGATTTGTAGATACAAGCGCTGATGCTACAGCAGAGTCTAGAAGTTTATACGAAACAACATATCAAGGTCAAATATTAAATCCAACTAAGATCAGGATCTTAGGGATTACTTGGCCTGTAAAAACTGGATATGGTGTATTTTATAGAAAATCAAATGGATCTTATATAGAACTAACAGATTATATGCTTTGGGAAAGTGGCGATGTTGAACTAGAAATAGGTGATGTCGCACCAACATTATCTGAAAGTTTAAGTTTTAGCGGTTATTCATTAGATCAAGTAGGTGGGGAAGATAAAACTGTCCCCAATACACCGTCAAGTTTACAACAAGTAGCAGGTACTTATTCTGATGGTAATGGTGTTTCAAAAGCTTTTATAAAATTATCTTGGACAGCTCCAACTAATACAGACGGATCAACAATTACTGATGGTGCTTATTACAGAATAAGGTATAAAGCTAAAGCTGACTCTGGTAGTAATAATATAAATACTAGTGCTGGCGCACAAGTTACTGAATATACATATCAAACAGTTTTATTTGATGAAACTACTTTTGTAATATACGATTTATCACCCAATACTTTTTACGAAGTAGGAGTTCAAGCTGTTGATCAATCAGGATTTGATAGTGCTTTTGCAAGTATCTCTTCAGTTCAAACACCTAGAGACGCTGGCGCTCCAAATAAACCAGCTGGTTTTACTACTATTGCGTCTAATCCTTTAAGAGTACAATTTATACATAATTTAGGTCAAGCTAAAAATGACGCAGGTAATGCTGTTAGCCCAGTAGTAAATTTTACACTTGCTAAAGATATTGATCATTTAAATGTATACGCATCCACTACTTCAGGTTTTAACTTAAATTACAACTCAACTACAAAGAAAGTTGCAAGTTCTGGTTTTAAAATAGGTGAATTAAAAGCTTCCCACGCTCATATACAAAATGGTATTGCAACAGTAGGATATATTGATCTTGATAACGCAACTACACATTATTTTAGATGTACTGCTGTTGATAGTTCTGGTAACGAATCAGAACCATCAGATGAGCAAAGTGGTAATGCAGAATTAGTTAATACAGCACATATTGCAAACTTGGCTGTAACAGAAGCATTAATTGGCAATGCAGCAGTTACAACATTGAAAGTTGCTGACGCTGCTATAACAAATGCAAAAATTACTAACTTAAATGCTGATAAGATTGACGCAGGTACTATTAGTGCTGATCGTATTGCTGCAGGATCTATCGCTACATCTAAATTAAACTTTACACCTGTTAGTACTAGTAATATTGTTGCAAGTATTAATGCCTCTTCTGAAGGAATAACAATAGACGCAGATACTTTAAATCTAACAAATCATGTAACTATTGGTGGTGCTTTAGATATTGGTTCTGGTAATACAAGCTTTCATGTAGATACCGATGGTAATATGTGGCTTGGTCACGCAAATTATGCTTCAGCTCCATTCAAAGTATCTAAAGCAGGCGCTCTAACTGCAACTTCGGTTGCAGCCTCAAGTGTTTTTGTTGACGGTGTAGCAATTACACCTTCTACTGTAACATCAGCAGTTAATATGGATGCTGCTTCGACAGTTACTTCTACATTAACCACTTCAGGATCTGGAAAATTTCAGACAGCTTCATCTGGTTCAAGAGTAGAAATGTTTGAAAGTTCTAATGTTGGTTTCTTAAACTTTTATGGTGATGGTGGCGAACTTACTATGTCAATGCAAGCAGGTAATGATGAGTTCCAACTTAGTGGTGGTACTGATGACGATGTTAAGATAAGCACAGTAGCTGGTAAAGAATTTGAAATAAGTGCAGGTGATATAAAACTCAATGCTTATGGAACATCAGCTGGTGGTGCAATCAATCTAGGTACGCCTGGGAATGTGTTTCCAAAACTTGGTCTTGCTGGAAACAGTAATAATGCGTACAACTATGGAAACTCAGGACAAGTATTAACAAGTAATGCTAATGGTGTTTCTTGGACAACTACTTCTGGTCATAGCCACAATGATGGAACAATTCTTACTGCAAATAACCACTCTCATGGAAATACTATGGATCCAAATACTCATGGAAATAGTTCACACAATGTTAGTTATGGTACAGGTAATGGTAACTCTAACTGGGGTAGTTCAGATACTACTAATAACGCTACAGTTCAAACTGGATATAACCATGCAAACTCTGGGCATGTAAGTAATGGAACAATAAACCTTGCACTTCAATTACATACTCCTAATGACCATGACAACAATGAACATAATGAAAGCTATGCTTTATTAAGTAGTTACAACAACCACTTAAATAACCTACACTTTTCTGACCAAAGACTAAAAAATGATGTTCAAGAAACAACTTTTGGACTTGACTTTATCAATAAATTAAGACCTGTAGATTTTACTTGGGATGATTTATATTTAGATACTTATTATGATGGTGATGATTTTTCTGAATTAAAATCTGTAATAAGTAATCAACAACAAGGTTTTATAGCTCAAGAAGTTAAGCAAGCTGCTTTTGAAACAAACTCATCTAATACAGACTTTGGTGGATTTGTTGAAGTAAATATTACAGATGAAGACCAGAAAATTAAAGATGAAACAGATACTACCGATGATATACATAAGTTAGATTATCAACAATTTGTTCCGCCTTTAGTAAAAGCAGTGCAACAATTATCAGCTAAGATAGAAGTATTAGAAGCTAGAATAGATGAGCTAGAAGGAACATAATGTCTATAGAATATAAATTTATTTCAAATAAATCTAATGAAGAAAAATTGTTTGATTTACAATCTCAAATAGAATATTTAGAAGAAAAACATAAAACAGAGTCTGATAAAGAAACTACTAATGATGATTTAATATCTTCAATTGAAACATTAATATCAGATAAAAAGACAGACTATGAAGCTCTTGGGGGAACATACGATTGAAATTTGATTTGGGAGGTAGACAATCTATTGAGTTCAAAACAGATGTAAAAGGTCTTGAAGAAATAGCACCTATTAAACCAGCATCATTTTTTATGCCTCGTTGGTTTAAGGATATGGATTCACACATAGAAATGCCAGCTGTACATGAAAAAGGACAAAAAAATTATTTTGGTAAGAAGGAAAGTACAGCAAAAAAACACACAGGTGGAACTGTAAAAAGATGTCCAGCAATTGTAGATTTATTAACTCAAGGTTTCATTATCCCAATGTGGTCAGACTTTTTAATCCAAAGAGATATGGAAACTTTGGAATGGGATAACAAAAATTTTAGATACGGAATTGAATTTCATAGCAAACAACAAATACATGGATGGGATTTAAAGAAAACAGATTTTCCAGAGGGGGTAAAGTTTATAAATCCTTGGCGTATTTATACACCACCTGGGTATTCAGTAATGTTTATGACACCTACTTATCAATTTGAAAAAAGATTTACTGTACTGCCTGGGATTGTAGAGACAGATAGCTATCATCATATTAATTTTCCTAGTATATGGCATACAACAAAAGACGCAATTATAGAAAGAGGCACTCCTTTTATACAGGTAATTCCTTATAAAAGGGATGATTGGAATTTAAATGTTGGTCTAATGAATGAATATGATCTAGAGAATGATGAAATAGAGAAAACACAACTTGGTACAAAATTTAAAAACGCATACAGATCTATTACTCAAAGATTAAGATTGCCATGATACACTATTCGTAGGAGGATTATGTCTGAGTCTTACGAATTTAAATTATTTGACGACAACATGAAAAGACAATTTATGTTAAATCAAATATTAGAACAAGAAGTTCAGTTATTTAGTTTGATGGCTATGCCTTTAGCTGAAAATGATCCTCAATATGATGAATGGAAATATAGTTTTGATGAACTTAAAAAAGCATTAAAACGATTAATGGAGGTATACGAACAACTTGGTGGAAGTTATGATCTACAGGAGATAAAGCGTGTCACTCACAACCCACAGCAATAGCACAGTAGAGATAGCTAATGTAGCGTCTCAAGATAACTTTTTTGATACATCTAGTTCAGGTGAAGGTTATACATTATCACAAGCTACTGTAAAGTTAATTTCTTTAAATCATAATCTTTATTTAGATGGTAGAACAATAGTTTCAGATGGTAATTTATCTATTGGTACTACAGCAAGTAATACAGAAATAGTTTTTGGTACAGCAGCTACAGCTGCTTTTAAAATAGACGGAACTGGTAGATTAGACATACTATCAGGTAAATTACTGATCAATGGATCAGATGGTGATTCAGGACAAGTATTGACTACAGATGGTGTTGGTAATATATCTTGGACGACACCAGCAACAGCCCAATATGCTTTTGCAAATGTACAGGTTACAGGACAAACAACTCTTCAAGCTAGCTCTACCTCAGAAACAATAGAGTTAGAAGCAGGATCTGGTATATCTTTAACTACAAATGCTAGTTCTAGTCCTAAAAAAGTTACTATTGCTAATACAAATACAGCAGCAAATGCTTTTTCTACTTTCGCTGTTGAAGCTAATGGTGGTTCGGCCAGCGGATCAGGATCTGTAGCAGATAGTGAAACAGATACTTTGACTTTAGTTGCAGGTAGCAATATAACACTTACTTCAGATCCAAACAATGACAAAATAACTATAGCTAGTTCAGGTAGCGGTGGTGCGTCAGGAAATTTATTTAAAAACATATCATCTGCTAATCAAACAACTATTACTGCTACTAGCGCTACAGATACCTTAGCTATTGAATCGGCAGCAGATCCTAGCGGTGTTGTTACGAGAGACGGAAATGTGGAGATCACAACAGATTCTTCACAAAGAAGAGTTACTTTGAAAGCTAAAATACCAATGACTCACAGTCATAGTGGTAAAATGCCAATAGTGAACTCTGGTGGTGGAACGACTGGAGTGCCACTAAAGAATCACTTTATTCCTGTTACAACATCAGCAACAGTAAATGGGGGTGGGTCTACAGTGGCTATGAGTACTAGGGCAATTGAAGTTCTAAATGCAGATGGCTCAACTATTGAAAGGATTATAATGCCACCTACAACAAATAATAGATCATTGCTTTTTACAGCGACACAATCTGGTGGCGGTTCGACTACACAAGAATTGGATATGGGTGAATAAATGGCTCAAAAATCACCAGTAAGGTTAAATTATGACGGATCTAATTTAGATGGTTTTGCTGAGTTTCAATCTTCTGATTATATAAGCTTAGCTGACGGTGGAACTGGCGCTTCTTACGCTTCTCTTGCTGCTCTAAGAACTGGTATTGGCTTACAAATAGGTACAAATGTACAAGCATTTGATTCTGATCTAACAACTTTATCTGGTTTAACTCATGCAGATGGAGCTTTTATAGTTTCAGACGGTTCTGCATATACATTAGAAAGTGGCTCAACAGCAAGAACATCTTTAGGTCTAGGTACAGGTGACACTGTACAATTTACAAGCCTTACTCTTACTGGGAATTTAGATGTAAGAGGCGAAGTCATAAATACTACAGCAGAAGTTATTGCAGTAGATGACGCTTTTGTTAAATTAAATACTGGTAACTCTGAAGTAGACGCAGGGTTGATTGTAGAAACAACTGATACAAATGACGCTAGGTTATTTTATGATGTATCTAATAATCGTTGGGTATTAGGTGAAAACAATTCTTATGATGAAATACTTACACAAACTTCTACAGACACAATAACAAATAAATCTATTAGTGGATCTGCAAATACAATAACAAATATTGGTAATAGTGCTTTATCAAATTCAAGTTTTACTGTTACTGATGGATCTAACTCTACAGCTGTTGCACTTGGTGGAACACTTACTTTTACAGGTGGAGCTGGTGTAGATATTGCTGAAAGCTCAGGAACTTTAACATTTACAGCTGATCTTTCAGAAATATTAACTGACTTTAATGAAAGGGTGGATGACAGAGTCAACGCAATGGCTACTGCTGGATCTAACATTTCTTTAACTTATGATGATGCTGCAGGAACATTAACAATAGCTTCTACTGACACTCAACTTTCAACTGAAGCTGTACAGGATATTGTTGGCGCAATGTTCAGCAGTAACACTGAAACTAACATTGCAGTAACTTATGATGATTCTGATGGAACTATTGATTTAGTAGCAGATCTCCTTACTGAAGAAGCTGTAGAAGACTTTGTAAATGGAATGATAGTTGGCGGTACTAATGTTACTGCAACTTATGATGACGCTGCTGGTACTTTAACACTTGCTGCTACAGATACAAACACACAGCTAACACAGGAACAAGTAGAAGATTTTGTCGGTGGAATGTTAGGTGGTACTCAAACATTTATAACAGTTGCTTATGATGATACAAATGGTGATTTAACTTATGTAGTACCAGTTAAAGATGAAGACAACATGTCTAGCGATAGTGCTACGCACTTAGCTACACAACAATCTATCAAGGCTTATGTAGATTCACAAATACAAACAGAAGAAACAATAGAAGATTTCGTAGGTGGAATGGTAACTGGTAATACGGAAACCTTTATATCAGTAACTTATGAAGATTCAGATGGAACAATGGATTTTGTTGTACCTGTGCTTGATGAAGATAATATGTCAACAAACTCGGATACACATCTAGCCACTCAACAATCTATAAAAGCTTATGTTGATTCTCAAATACAAACTGAAGAAACTATTGAAGACTTTGTTGGGGGTATGTTTAGTTCTAACACAGAAACTTACATTACAGCAAGTTACGATGATAGTGATGGAACATTAGACTTAGTAGTACCAGTTCTTGATGAAGATAATATGTCTTCTGACAGCTCTGCTCATTTAGCTACCCAACAATCAATTAAAGCTTATGTTGACTCTCAAGTTCAAACAGAAGAAAGTATCGAAGATTTTGTCGGTGGAATGGTCACAGGTAATACTGAAACATTAATTACTGTTACCTATGACGATTCTGACGGAACAATGGATTTTGTCGTTAATAATGATTTATCAGCTTATGACAATAGTTCTTCTGGATTTATTACAGCAACACTAACACAAGAGCAAGTTGAAGACTTCGTTGGTGGTATGTTAGACGGTGATGAAACATTTATCACAGTAGCTTATGACGATACAGATGGGAACATAGACTTTACAGTTCCTGTAAAAGATGAAGATAATATGGCATCTGATAGTGCTAGTCATCTTGCAACACAACAGTCAATAAAAGCTTATGTAGATACACAAGTTACTGCACAAGATTTAGATTTCCAAGCAGATAGTGGCGGTGCTTTAGCAATAGATCTAGATAGTGAAACTATAACATTTACTGGTGGAACTGGAATTGATACTTCAGGATCTGGAAATGTTGTGACATTTGCAATAGATTCTACAGTTGTTACTGAAAGCTCGACAGATACTTTAACTAACAAAACAATAAACTTTGAAAACAATACAGCGATAGTTGAATATGCAGTGACTGTAGCTGGTGGCAAGTTTGTAATAGACGGTGAATCACAAGCAACAATATCATTTAACCCAGGCATAACTTATAGATTTGATTTATCTGATAGCTCAACTGCTACTCACCCATTTGTATTATCAACAACTAGCGAAGGAACAGCTTACACAACTGGTAGAACTGCTAATGGTTCTCAAGGTAGCTCTGGGGCGTATATTGAATTTACAGTTAACGCTGCAACTCCAGATATTCTTTATTATTACTGTTCATCACACTCTGGAATGGGTGGAACAATTACAGTATTCGGCTCATCTTATGGTGACACTGATGCAAGAGGATCAATATCTGTTACAGACAGTGGGGGCGATGGTTCATTAGCATACAACAATAGCACTGGTGTTATAACTTATACAGGACCAAGTGCTGCTGAAGTCAGAGCGCATTTATCAGCTGGTACAGGTGTTACTTATTCAGGTGGCGCTATAAGTATTGGACAAGCAGTAGCAACAACAAGTAATGTTCAGTTTAATAATGTTCAAGTCGATGGTGTATTAACTTCAAACGATATAACATCTACAAATATTTCTATTGATGGAAATGCAACAATTACAGGTAACTTAACAGTTGAGGGTACTTCTACACAAGTTGACTCTACTACTGTTACGGTTGCTGATCCACTTTTCAAATATGCAAAAGATAATACAGGCAACTCTGTTGATATAGGTTTTTATGGCAAGTATGTACAATCTGCTACTACTAAATATGCTGGTTTAATTTGGGATGCAAGTACTTCAGATAAGTTTAGATTATTTCATGGCAATCAAACAGAACCTACTACTACAGTAGAT